ACCTGCTATTTTACCTATTCCTTTACCTGCTAGTCCTGCTACTTTTCCATAAGGGAATAAATATGAAGCTGTTTTTAGTGCTTCTCCTGTTATTTGTTTGCCACCTGTTACTGTTGGAACATTCACACCTAATACATTTTGACCTTGACCTTCTTCAGCGAATTGCTCGTAACCTTTTGCTGCTAAACTATTAGGGGCTACAGTTCTTGTAATTGCTTCTGTTGCCCTTGAGATAGGATTTACTGCTAAAGTTCCTGCTACGTCTTTTGCAATAGTTTTTAATATTCCATCTTGTTTAGGTTCTTCTACTACTGGTTGGTCGTTGTAACCTTGAATTTTATATCCATTCGAGTCAAACTTCCTTAAAAGTGCTTCTTTATCTACACCTTTTGGAGCATTATCTAAGATTACTTTTATTTGATTTGTTGTTATGTATTTTTCCATATTATTTTGGCAATGACATTAAGAAAGATTTTTCTTTATTGTTAATTTGATTGTTCACAGTTTGAATTGAACCAGTTGCGGCGTTAAAATATGTATCTAATTCAGGAGTACTGACTTCAAAACTAGCCTTGAAATCATCAATAGCTTTTACCTGTGCTGCGTTGTTAAGTGAAGAAATAGATAAATCTCCAGGATTAGGGATAATACTATCTATAAGTTTTTGAACACCTGCGTCAAGAGTTCCAAGTTGTTTTGCTTGTTTATATTCTGCTGTAATTCTACCTTTAAGACTATTTATAGCAGTTCTTTTAGCTGGACTATTTGCTTGTAAAAAGCTAATTCCTTCTATTTCTTTTTTGTAGGTATCTAATAATCCAACAAGGTTTTTTGAAGCAGTTTGTGCTTTCTTTTCATCAGCAGTTAGTTTAACCCCACCAGTTCCTGAAGCTTCTGCATTTTGTCTTGCAGTATCAGCGTTTCTTGCAGAGATAGTATTATATATATTTGCTTGTTGTGCTTTCTCGGTCTTGATTTGTTCTTTTAACATTTCAGTTTTAAGGTAATCCCCACCATACTTACCTAGAGCTTGAGCTACTTCTAAAGCACTACCACCTCTTTCTTTTACGGCTTTAGCGTTTGCGATTATTTCTGCTGGAGCATTTGGGGTAGCGTCTAATAATATTTTGTTTATTGCTGTCTCGTTAGCTTCTGCTTTCTGTATTTCATTCTCTGCTGCACTTACTTTTGCTTCTTGAGCCTTTAGTCTTTTGTTTTCTGCAGCGGTTAGACTTGGTTTGATTATCTCTAAAAGAGTCTTGTAGTTTTCTATGTTTTGCTTATAAGGTGCATATTTTGCATCTATTGCGTCTTTTGCAAATTGTTCAGCTAAAGCTATTTCTCCTTGTTGTGCTAGTTGTTGTGAGATTAGAGTGTTCTTTTCTGCTGTTTTTAGACCTCTGTAAATAGCTGCATCTCCTGCTAGTTTTTGTTGTCCCATTTGTGCGAAAGGTAAAAGTGTATCTCGGCGTTCTTCATTCCTCATTTTTTGAGCAAGGACTATGTCATCTTGTTGCATTTCTGCGTCTAAAGCACCTATACGAGATTTAATAGCTTGACCTGATTTATACATATCTTCAAGACCTCTCCTTTGTCGTTCTGCTTGTAGGTCTGTAGCTTCATTCTGAACTATTCCCATATTTTTTATAATTTCAGAAATACCAGTTTCTTGAGTTTGCTCTGCTTGTTTTTGGAAGTCAGTTAAACCAAACATAGCATCATAGTCTATTGGTGTTTGTTTTGGTGCTTCTGTTGGTGTTGGTGTAGTTGGTAAACCTGTTATCGGAGTTTGTGGCTGTAAACTTTGTGGAGTGATTACGTTAGAAGATTTTAACTTTCCTGTTAGTGGGTCAAAAGCTCCTTCTATTGTGGAGTAACCTTGTTTTATTTGTTCTTGAGTTAAGTTATTAGGGTTCATTTTAATTTATTATACCTATATTTTGTAATTTTGTTAATAGTTCATTTACTGTGGATTTCAAATCATTTATTAAGGTTTGTTCATTTGTTGAGTATGTTGCGTCTGCTGTGCCTGTGATTTGTGCTATTGCTTCTTGTGGGACATTTTCAAAACACTCTTGTATTACGAGTTTAGGGCTATCTGTTCCGTTATGTTTATGGTCTTTTAAATTTTCCATCATCGTAAAGTAATATCTATTAAATTAACTCCTCCACTTGTTGCTACTTTTAATTGAATAAACTCACAATCAGCTATACCTGCTATGTCTTCAAAAGAAGCTATATCTCCTAAGTTTGCATAAGTCCAAGTATTTATTAATGTGTAAGTTTCGCTTGTGTTTTTTCTGTATGAAATTGCTATTTGGTCGCTTGTCGCTAAAGTATCAGCTAAAGTCCATTCTATGTGTTCAAATGATTTCTTTTTATTATATGTGCCTACTCTTATTAAAGGGCTTTCTATTGTTATGTTTGCAAAAGTATCTGTATCTTCATCAATTCCATCAGAAGCTCCTTTATACCAACCTACTCTTAATTGGTCTGCTCCTTGTGGATTGATATTTATAAACCCAATACCTATTGCACTTCCACTTGTTTTACCTGTGGCTAGTTTGTAAGCTAAAATTGTTTCTCCACTATCTGTTATTTCCCATACTGCACTTTCTGCTACTCCATTTGTTGAAACATTACCTACTAAAAGATTGCCTTTAGAAGATATTGCTATTGCGTTTGGGTTATAAGTTACTTGAGGTTGTATGTATGCTGTTTGATTATTTATTTCAAATCTTTCTGTGAAAGGGATAGTTGCTAGTTTTCTATAATTAGTTCCGTCTGATATATAAACATTTCCATTTCTACCTGCTGTTACATAGAGTCTGTTTTGATATGAATATAGTTGATAGATAGCGTTTTCATTAAATACTACTGGTAAGTCTGCTAGTCCAGGATTGCCTAGAGTTCCTGCTTGTCTATTCCAAGTGTATACACGCCCTTTATCAGTTCCTACTGCGATTTTAGTTCCGTATTCTGTTATGCAAGTAGTGTATTGTCCGTCTGGTAAATCTAGTGCTGTATTTACGATTATAGTTGGAGCTACGCCTACAGTTCCACTAGCTGTTACTTCTAGTTTTGAGATTAAGTTTCCGTTTGTAGTGTATAGAAAGTCATCTTGCCCTACTACTAATTGACCTGCGTAGTTTGCGTTAAATGTCGTGATAAGAGCAGGAAACCATTGAGCAGAGCCACTGTCTAGCGGCCCATAAGCCCCTATATTAGCTCCGTATCGTACCCATAGATAGTTTTTATAGACTTTTATATCTCTAACTAGAGTAAGCCCTGTTATTAAAGTTCCACCACTAGAAGTATTTTTATAGATACTTGTTGCTGTTGCATAGTAGAAGTTTCCGTATATGTCTTGGACATAAGCTAAAGGCAATCCGTCTGCTATCAGTGAAGTAGTCGCTAGTCCTTTTTTCGGCACTACTAAACCTTTGTTTTCAAAGACTTCGGCATTTTCAATCAAGCCAAAACCCATAATAGGATGTTTGGTCATTCCTTGATACCATTTTGAAATTGTTAGTAATCCGTCTTTATACATTTTATTCTGCTTCCCACATTATATAAGCTGTTCCTGTAGCTGACCCTCCTTTTGTCCATGCTAAAGTTATGTTTGTTCCATCAAAAGTAGCTGTTGCAACTGAAGGCGATGTATCATTTGTTGCTACTGTATAAATTGTAATTGAGTTTGTATTATCAGAACCTGCATAAAATTGGCTGTTGTTATTTGCTCCGTGATATAAATTTGAATTAGTAGTTCCATTATAAGTTCCTATTGAAAGGTTCCAAATTGTAGCTGCACCTTGTGTAACAGTAATTTTTATTTTCTTTGGTGTTCTACCTAGTCCGTGAGCTATTGTTTGGTTGCCTGAAGCTGTTGATAAATCTCTAGTAGTTTGTCCATTTGTTCCACTTCTTGTTGTATCTACATACGCCTTAATACTTTGTTGTGAAGCTGTTTTAGTTGCACTATCTGATGACATTGTGTCTTCATCTAAAAACCAAGCTGCACCTGCTAGGGTTGTCATATCGTGTAGTCCGTCTGGTGTTACTGCTCTTGTAGCGTCTGTACCTGTTTCTGTTTCTGCTGTTGTAGCTAGTTCTACGATACCTGCGACTGTTGTTGAAGCGGGAGAAGCACTAGGGTTAGCTATCCAAGTTGGTAAGCCTGATTGAACTGCTAGAATTTGGTCTGTAGAGCCTATTGCAAGTCTTGAAGTTACTCCTGAACCATTACGATAGATTAAATCTCCGTTAGCGTCAGAGCCGAAGTTTACTTGAGGAGAAGTTAGGGTAAGTCCTGAAACAGTTTGTGTTGAAGTTCCTGATGTTAGAGCTTTTGCAGTAGCTGTTACTGCACTTAATTTATAATCGTGTGAGGTTGTTACTGCTGATGAGTTTATACCCACCTTTGCTTCTAAGGCTTCTATAGCATCGTTTGCGTTACTATGTTGCACATCGTGGTCAAGTGCGGCTACTGCGTTTTCTAATAAGTCAGAGCCTGTAGGATTTGATAATGTGTCTAATGAAGTTGGAAAGTTAATTGCCATATATTATGATTTGTTTTGATAAGTCCATTGCGTAGTAATTTTACCTGAGTAATTTACTCCACTTTGGTTATAGGTCTTACCCGACTGGTTATATGTAAGACCGATTTGTGATGCGTATTTTTTTAATAAGTTCCAGACTGTTGCCATAAATTTATATACTATATATTTGTTCGCTTGTAATTTGTTGTTGATTATCTCGTTCTCTTTTTCTGTAATGAGAAATAAATGCTCCATCTACTGCACCACCTCTTAATCTATTGCCTTCGTAAAATTCTAATCTAGTCTTTAATGCGTTTTGTTTTGGAAGTTCTTTAGCACAAGCATAAATGTAAGCGTTGTAGAGAGGAATGTATTTATGTAAATGTTTTGCAAAACCAGGTTCTTTGGTTGTGTCATTAGTTGTAAAATAGTCTATATTCCTTTGGAAATAAACTTTAAGTCCAGCTTCAGTTTCTTCAACTAAGCGTCTGTTGTAATTAGGTGTTGGAATAAGGAAAAGTGAACCACCTACTTTGTCATAGTATTCTGGTGTTCCTGTATTTTCTGTAAGAGTAGACATAGCTTCTTGTTCTTCTAAAGAAAGGTTGTCTATTGGTTTTAATTTTTTCCAGTTACCATTAGCATCTTGTACTTCTACTGCTTTAATCACAAGAAAGTCATCATCAAATTCATAGTCATTTTGTGCTGAAAGAATATCTGTTGTCCCGATAGGAAAGTCTGTTGCGTTAGTAGAGTCAAAATCCCATTTATCATCTGCGAATAGAATTAAGGAAACTGCTGTGTCTAAGGCTGTATTAGAGTTGCGAGTTATATCTGCAATGGGATAAGAATTAGCGTTTGAACTTGCCTCAAAGTATGTGTCACTTACTATATCTTGTCCCGTTGCGTTTGAATTATATTGCATTGTGTTTTATTAGTTGCTAATCCCCACTCACCATTTCTGATGAGCAGAGTTAGAAACCTAGTCTGGAATTACTGCAGTTCTTACTGCTCCTAGATTTGTGATTGATTGACAAATCCATCCTGATGTTTTTTTAACACATCTTACTAAGTCTGTATCTGTACAAAGGTATTCTTGAGTTCCGTCAGAATCCACGTTGTTTATCTTCTCGTTAGAAGATGTTGGAGTCCTAAGTTCAAAGTTTGCACCTGCTGCACAGTTTATGATTACTTCTGCACCATCGTCTTGACGAGCAAGAGAAGGAAGAGTAACCCAGTCATTAGCGTCATTTACTACACCAACAACTTTTACTGATTTTGCATAGTCTGGGATAGTATTTATTGAACTATTAGCGGCTGCTCCTTTAAGTTCTACTGTCTCAAATCTTAATGCTTTTGTCTTTGGTTTTGAATTATTTAGAGCCATATTGTTATTCGTTTAATTAATAATAAGCAAACTGAATAAGTTATGCTACTAA